TCGTCCCGTGCCGTGAACTGCTTGCTCCCCGGCCGCTGCGGCGCGTCCGGGTCGGCCACGGCCGGGTCTGATCCTCCGCCGTCCGCTGTCGCCGGGGCGTTCAGTGCCTGGTCCCCCGGAGGCTGCCGCACCGCCGGCTTCTGCGCGTTCGCCCCCGGCCCGTAACCGGCGTTCGGGTCGGGCCTTGGCGGGGGAACGGCGGCGCCGTCACCGGAGTCCTTCCGGATCACCGCCTGGTTCCTGGCGCTGACGTCGGCGATGTCCTTGACCAGCAGGAGATGCCGGTGAATCCCGTGCATGGCGGCGCGGGCCGCCTGGTGCGCGTCGTCGGTGTGCTGGCCGTTGCGCATCAGCGACTGCGGGGTCAGTGAGAACATCGCCGCGCGGAGGTGCCTTTGCGCTGCGTCCTCGTTGCCCTTCTCCGTCTGCTTCGCCGCGTCGCGGAGGTGATCGTGGACGTTCATGTCCGGGTGCGACTGCTGGACGCTGGCGGCGAGCTTGCGCATCAGTCCCGCCGCTTCCTTCCGCATCGGGGTCAGCGGGACAGGCTTGGGGCGCGGCGGGGACTTGGCGGCCGGCGCGGCCAGAGCCTTCACCGGGGCCGGCGTCGCCGTTGCCTGTGGCTTGACCGCTGCAGCCGTCACGATTCCTCCCCGTGCTCGGCGATCTCATGTGCCACTACGGGCGTGATGACGGTTACCTTGACATCGCCGTTGGGCTCATACATCTCGGCGATGGCTGCCAGTTTGCGGAACTCGGCGGCTAGCATCGCGAGGTTCCCGGCACTGCGCGGGTACGGGTGCTGCTCGCTAACCGGGCGTTCTCCTCTGAGCTGCACCCTGACCGCCTCGTCCTCAAGCATGTCCGCCCGCTTGCGCAGCGCGCCGATGATCTGAGCGCTCATCCGTCCTCCTGCTGCTCGCGGTCCCGGATCGGGTCGTCCTTCAGCGGCTTCCCCTTCGCACGGGCACTGGCGTACCGGCCTGCGGTGTACAAGACCACCGTCTTCCCGGCGCCCCTCTCGCGGGAGACCAGGGTGACCGTCCGGTTGCCCTCGTCCCAGCCGAGCAGCCCCAGCACCGCAAGCTCCTGCCAGTCCTGCAGCTCAACCGGCTGACCGGACAGATCCCAGCCCTTCACGTCATCCCCCTCATCCCTACCCTGCCGCCGCCGCGCAGTTCCGCAGGGTGAACGCTTTGTGCACCATCGCCAGGTCACGGGCGACGGTCGCCTTCTGCGCCGCAGTCGCACCCGGCGGCAGCTTCAGCACCGCCTCCCAGATGCCGATATCCTCGGTGCGGCTGGCGTTGGACTGCTGGCAGGACGAGATCGTGGCGTTGCGCTGGTCGCCCTGCACGTTCGAGACGCGGATCACCAGGTAGACAACCAGGCCGACCAGGACGCCGAACAGCACCAGCGTGATCGTCATGAAGACGGCCACGAAGCGGTCGCCGACGCTGTTACGCGGGATTACCGGCATTACGGGCTCCTCGCTAGCGCTCACGCGGCACCGCCTTCGCCCTGGCCGTCCTCGCGGAGTCCTCCGCTGCCGCCGCGGCGGCAGCGGCACGCGCGGCGATCACCTCCGCCTGCTTAAGGCGGTCCGTTATCGAGGCCTGCAGTTCGGTGATCTTGGCCTCGGTGGCCTGGAGCGCGATAACGGCCTCGGCGGCCGGCTCATGCCCCCCGGACTTCTTGAGGTCCATGACCTCCCGCATCATCGCCAGGCTGGTAACCAGGGCGTCCATCTCGGATTGCAGCGCGGTCGTCATCGCGCTGTTCACGAGACCGTGGATCACGTCGAGCTTGCCGTTGGTGTCGTCGAGCTTCGCCCCGACCAGGGCTGCCTGCTGCTCGGCCAGCCGGGCAACCTCGTCCGTGCGCCGGATCGACTCAGCCTGGGCCGCCTGCAGTATCGTCGCCGCCTCCGCCGCCTGCTCCGCCACGTCCCTGACCTGCCTGGCCGCCGCCCTGGCGGTCTCTGCTGCCGCCAGGGCCACCTTGTCCTGCCGCTGGTAGTCCGACAGCATGTCCTCGCGGTGCATCTGCTCAGTGCGGCGCGCGAGGATCAGCGGGGCGGTGATGCTCGCGAAGATCACCCCGGCGACGGAGACGACCAGCGTGACGATGACAGCGGGGTCCATCAGGCTGCCCGCGCGAATCTCGGGGCACTGCCCGGCAATAGCTTCCCGCCGGGCCACGGCGCGGACGGCAGGCACCGGCAACTCGGATGAACTGCCCCGGGAAAGCCTATATCGGGCATACGGGACGCAAGGTAGTTTTTCCCGTGGGCCGCCCTGCACTCGGCTGAAGTCCTGCTGTCGAGCACGCTTTTCCACCCGAGCAGGTCCCCGTACTTCGCCGCCGCCGCGTCCGTCTCCGCCGCTGCCGCCGCCCGGTTCGCCATCGCCGCCAGGTGCAGCTGGTAGTAGCCCCGCTCCGTCGCCAGCGCGTCCCGGAGCGCCGTACCCGGTGACCCGCCCTTCGCCCCCGCCTCCTTCACCGCCGTCAGTACCCGCCGGGTCGCCGCGAGCACGTACTGCGCCCGGCGTGCCGCGTTCAGCCGCGACACCTGTGCTGAGGCCTGCCCTCCGGCCCCCGCTACCGGGTGCGGCTTCTCCGTCACCATCGACAGCACCGCGCCCAGGGCCTGCCACGCGGCGGACGACAGCTTGAACCGGAGCTTCAGCGCGGCGATCATCGCGGCAACGCCGGCGGCTGCTACAGCGGCAGTAGCACCGGAGAGCAGCGCGGCGACCGCCACGGCGAGGGCAGTGTCATCCAGGGCGTCATCTGGCTGCTGCGGCGGCTGCTGGCCTTGCGGGGGCGCTTGCGGCGCGGCGGGCGTGGTCATGTCACGACGATCGGGAGGGGATCGGGCGAGTCGTCCGGCGCGGCCCTCTTCAGCCGGTAGACCTCTTCGTCCGGCAGCCGCGCCTTGCAGTCGCCGTCCGGGCACTCCCAGGTCTTGCGTGCCTCGTCGCGAACCATCGGGCCGTGCTCGGCGCAGGCCACGGTGAAGTTCCGGGCGGCCACTGTCACGCGGCCCTGGCCGGCTTCGGTACCTCGCCCGGCACTGCCCCGATCACAGCCGGGTCGCCCCCGGCCTGGGACACGAGCCAGTCAACCTTCCGCTCAACCCGCTGCACCTGGTCCTGAACTTCCCAGACGATGTCATCGGTGGCGTTGATCACCCTGTCCACCAGCTCTCTCTGTAGCATCCGGCCGTAGCAGCCATCGTGGCATTACGGCCGGGTGCCGTGACCTAGGCGCGCCCGGACGACGCGCCCCGCAAGATGCGCGCCATCCGGGCGGCCGGCGTGGCTCAGGCCGCCGGCGTGGTGCCCGTCGCGGGCGGAACCAGGCTGGTGACCGTTCCGACCGTGCTAGTCAGGGACGCAACCGCAGCGTCAAGGGCCGTGGTGTCCACGGACGGCGGGAGAGCCGCGAGCGCGGCCTGGATGGCGGTAACGTCCGCCTGGAGGGTGGCCACCGCCGCGGCGATCGATGCGGCGTCCGCCTGGATGTCACTGTTCTGAGACATGATTCTCTCCGTATTTTGTAGGATCTTGCCGAGTGTTGCGTTGATGGAACGTAGGGGATCGAAGTCCATTACGGGACGCCCCCAAGCCCGCCCGCCCTTCCCCGGTGCCCGTCTTGGGGTTCAGGGTCAATCACGGGGCATCACCTCCTCGTCTCGGTTGCCGATGTGGACCGGCCCGTCGTGACCGCACGGCGTCTCGTCCTCGTGGACGCGCCTCGGGTGCCCCGGCTTCGAGTAGTCGATCCGGGTGACCGCTAGCCCGCGTGCGCAGTAGACGGCCTTCCCGAGCGCGGCGAAGTCGGTCACTGCGACGCCCCCGGAACCCCGCCCGCCATCGGCATGTTCCCCGGCGGCTTAGGCGCTCCCATCGCAGGCATCTGCATCCTCGGCGGAGGAGCTGTCGACGGGGGCGTGCTCCCCGCCTGCTTCGCCGCCGCCTGCTGCGCTATCGCCGTCCCCGCCGTCGCCAGCCCCTGCAACTGCCCCAGTCCAGCAGCCGCCTCCGGGGGCATGCCCGGCGGCGGGTTGCCCGCGAGCTGCTCCGCCCGCTGGCTGGCGGTGGACACGAGCGCGTCATGGACCTGGTCGACGTCCAGCTGCAGGATGCTCGCCATCCGCTCCGTGATCAGGTCAAAGACCGCGAGGGGCACGTGAAGTACGGGGGCGGCCGACATCTGGCCGAACATCGTCAGGAGCATCTGCACCTGCTCGTCCTGCAAGGGCCCGAACTTCGCCTGCGGGTACGACGCGTTAGCCCCGAAGTTGAGCATGATCAGCGGCCGGATCACGTCATGGGAGATGCTGTCCGCGATCTCCTTCGCCACGCCCTGCCGGGACTTGAGGTAGAAGTCGCTCTGGTCCTGCGACAGGCTGTACGCGCCCTTGCCGCCCGTTGACGCAGAGGCGAGGCCGAGGAAGCCCGCGAGGACGCTGCTAATTGACCAGCTTTGGAGGAAAGCTAGCGCCTGCTCGAAGAACTCGCCCGCATTTCCGGCTGACGGAATAGCCTCAAAAGCCTTCTGGCCCTCGATCGGATGCACCAGGCCGACGACGCCGGAACCGCGCAACTGAGAAATGTCATCGGCGCGCTGCGTCGCCTCCGGCTGGTCGTTGCCGTAGGCAACAAGGCGCTGCAATGCCATTCCCTCAAGGAACTGATACCAGAGGTAAAGGAGCTTCATAGACGTGGAATGGCACCAGAAAGTTACCTCAATTTCACTGACACCAGTCAGCGGCTCACGGAACTTGCCGTGCGTGTAAATGTAGCTGCGGACCTTCGGAATATCCACGTAGCCCGGCACTTTTTGTTTCTGGCTCACCATCAGGTTGCCGCCGAATAGCCAGACTTGCTGCCTGAAACCATTCGGCTCGCCGGTCCTGTCGTTGTACCTTGCCTGGCAGGTCGCAGGGGGGCGGTAGGCAATCTTACGGTAAATGATCTTGCCGTCGCTGTCGCGCTGGCCCCAGGTCTTCTCAAAGAAAGCGCGCTTATACAATTGCGCAGAAGTTATCTGGCCGATCAACTCGGTGAACGGCGTTTTCATTCCGCCAGAGGTGTCCGGGGTCAGGAGAACACCGCGCGTGAAATCACACTCTCCGGTGTCACCCTTGCCGGGCTCGATACTGAAATCGGCCTCACGGATAGGCAGCGTCAGGACAAGTTCAAGGGCAGATGCGGTCCCGTTCCTGCTGAGCATCGCTTTATAGCCTAAATTAAATCACGGGCCGAGAATTCACCATAGTCGACCCGCTTAAGAAGACATCCCCGTCGCCATAATATGCGAAAAGCCTTTGTCCCATATCGAATGAGGTCCCAAGCTCTGGGCCCATCAGGGCACTCTTGCCGCCGTCGCTGCGGCTGCCCTTTGGCGGAAGATCGGGAAAGGCGATCACGTTGGCGTTGTTGGATGCCATCTGTTTTGCACCACCCCCTCTCCCGACGGGGCGCACGCGGGCGCCAGGGATGCACGTGCGTACGAGTCGTGCAGATGCACGTGCATCCCTCATGCTAGCGCCCTGGGGGAAGACGTGGAGTTCATGTGAGCCACGCGCGCGAACAAACATGAGGACGCCCCCTGGCCCCGGGGGACGGCTCAGATGCCCGGCTGAGCCTGGTACACGATGGTTACCCTTCCGCGCTCCTGTCGCACGTCGATAACCAGGATCGGAAAAGTCGGCGGCGAGCCGGTAACGCCGCCAGTATCGGCCTTCATCCAGTAGACCCCCACGGCGGCAGCCTACCGCCACGACCTGACGTTGCCCCGCACCGGCCGGTCCTGCTCGTCCTGCGGGCCAAAACCGTCCAAATCCCAGGGCGCGTCATCAAGTCCCTCCGCTGCCCTGCCCGCGATCTCCCGCATGCGGCGCTGTGCTTTCGTCTCCTCGTTCACGCCCATGTCGCCGAGGTCGGCGGCCCCGGCCCACTTGCGGACAGTGCCCGGCGAGCCGTCGCCGAGGTGCGGGACGAACGCCTGGACCACCGCGGTGCCGTCGTCAGGGGACCGTCCGATCCGCTCCCGGATGTCATCCGTGCTTTCCACCAGGATCTTCCCTCCGGAGCGGACTTCCCACTTGGGGGTTGACAGGTCACCGAGCAGCATCTCGTCGTCGGGAAGGCAGATGTCCGGGCTGGCTGACGGGTCCAGTGCCTCGCGAAGGTGCCACCATGCCTCACTCCGGCGGTTAAAAAAGCCCAGCTCGCGAGTGTGATCCTTGGCCTTGGAGGCGCGGGAGGCGTTGAACGCCACGACCAGGGCGCGCTGCTCGCGGAGGCGGTCGACGACGCCGGCGCCGATGCCGATCACGTCGACCACGGCGGTGCGGGAGGTGTCGGCGTCGAGGACGCCCTTCACGCGGCCGGTGGTCTGCATCGTGTCTTCCCTGGTGTACCGGCGCAACTCGGTGATCACAGGCCCGTCGCGGACGGCGAGGACGGTCTTGTCGGTGCCGAACCGGGCGACGTCCACGCCGACCGTGCGGGGCCTGCCAGTGTCCGGCTTGCCCGCGGCCTCCCACTCGTGCCAGCGGGCCACCGCGGCCTCCGCCCACGCGAGGGGGATCACCGAGTCCTCGTCGCTGGCGTAGAACTCGCCCCTGACGCGGTTCTGGTAGATCGCCGAGTTCTCGCCCCACTGCCGGCGGCGCTGCTCCGCCCACTCCGCGCTGATCTGCCCGGCCTCGATCGCCTGGTCGAGGGTGACGTGGCGGGCGTGCCAGTCCTCGTAACCGGGCTTGCGGGACTGGATGTCGTAGAAGCGGCCGTTCGGCGCGCCGGGCGTCGACAGGGCCATGGCGAACGCCTCGCCGGTGCCGTTCAGCGCGCCCTCGCAGGCGTCGAACGTTGCGGCCGGGATCGCTTTCGCCTCGTCGAAGATGAACAGCAGGCTGTCGGCGTGGGCGCCCTCGATGAGGGCTGAGTTAGCGGACGCGCTGGCGAATGCCGCGCCGTGGTTCAGGCGCAGGTTCAGGTTCATCAGCTGCGACGGGCTGAACGGGTGGCCGCGCAGGCGGAGGTTCAGTTCCTCGTGCTCTGTCGGCCTGCGGCCCGCGCGCACCTGGTCCCAGCGGACGCGCTGTACCCACTTGTGTATCTCTGGCCACAAGAATCGAGAAATCTGATGCCAGGACCCTGCAGTCGTGGCAACCTTCCAGTCAACGCCCGCGGCGTCGCGCGTCAAGGCGAACCACAGGATCACCCAGGCGCTGATCGAGCTGTTGTGCGTCGGGATCATGCCCCGGCCGGCCAGGTACAGCCCGTTCTCGTTGTCCACCTGGACGCACCGGACAGGCCGCGGGAGCACCGGGCGGGCACCGGTGATGAACCGCCAGCGGGTGTCCTGAGGCGCGCCGCCCGGCAGGTCTGCCGTGTGCGTGAGGGCGACCGCGTGATGCAGCGGCGAGCCCGCGATCTCGCCCGTTGTGACGAGGCTGGCCGATTCCCGCTCGCCCGGCCGGCGCCAGGTCTGCCACTGGTGGTTCTCGTCGGCGGTAATGACCGTGCCGTCAGAGAACCCGACCTCATAGCAGGGGCGACCGTGCATGACTTCCGTGGCGGCGACTACCCGCGTCGGCTTGCCGTCCGCGTCGAGAAGGTAGTCGCCGGCCCGGACTTCGCCCATCGTCGTCCAGCCGGCCGGGGCCGGCAGCGGGGTGTCGAGGGCGAGCGCCTTGCCGAGCCCGTGGGGCCCGCGCACGGATACCCGCTTGTCCTGCGGGATGCCGGCGATGATGTCGCGCTGGTAGAACGTCGGGCCGCCGCCGTCACGCCAGTCGATGCAGTCGGCGAGGAAGCCGAGCGGGTCGTGGTAGTACCTCGCGGCGCCTGTCTTTACCTTCGCGGCCCTGACGTGAAGGCTCTGGAGGTAGCGGAGCCTTTCAAGCCTGGACTCGGCGTAGGGCTGGATCAGGTCAATCCTTGGCCTGGCCAATCTGGGCCTCTAGCTTGCGGATCTCGGCCTCGATCACGTCTTCGGTGACGAACTCGACACGGGACCGTGCTGGCGCGTCGTAGCCGGTCATCTTCGCCCGCCGCTCCAGCAGCCCGCGGATCTCCCGGACCGCCGTCATCCCCGGCCCGTCGTCGAGCACGTCCTCGAAGACGGGGATCGGCTTGCCGTCCGGGTCCAGGCGCTCGATGCCGTCCGCGTCCGTCTCAAGGCCGACGAAGTGACGGATGACCTTGCCGTTGTTCACGGTCAGGTGCTCGCGCTCCATCACCGCCGTGCAGTACTCGATGAGCCGGTCGATCCGCTCCAGGTCCAGCCGCCGGGCTTCTTCGACGCCCTCGTACGGGATGTCCGCGTAAGCGCGCTGTACGGCCTCGTACGCCTTCGCGCGGCCCGAGAACCTGAGCTCGGCGGCGATCTGGTCGAAGGTGCGGCCCTTGGCCCGCAGGGCGGCCGCGGCGGCGTCACGGCGGGCGGTGTCGACGGTGCGGCTGAACCGGCCCTTGCCGTCGCGTGTTCCGGTGGTCATGACGTTCCGCCGGTCACATGCGGTCCTTCCGCCGTGGCAGCGGGCCGGGGCCGGCCGGGCGCGGGATCGGCAGCATGTCGGCCAGGGCCTGGACTCCGGCGTGGGCGGCCTCAGCCGATGAGCCTGCCGCCCGGGTTTCGGCGCGGAGCGCGGTCAGCTCGCGGAGGATGCCGGAGTGCCCGGTGAGGGACTGCTCGAGGCGGGCGAGGGCCCTCTCGATCCGGTTGAGCTGGTCGGTTCTGCGGCTCACCGGCCGCCTCCTGCGGTTGTCGTGACGTGGTCGGCCATCTGCCGGTGCCTCTTGTCGATGTGGTCGGC